GATACAAAAAATCTAAAATTTAAATATAAAAATGTTTTACAAAATAAAAGTTCTCTTGTAAATTATGCGAACAAGCTTAATAAGCTATTAAGCATTTTATGATTGAAGTTGGCTCACAAAATTCGCACTCTTTCCACCTAGCCGGAGTCGTACCAGTCGCTGGTCAAAAATTAGATTTTAATTTTCCATGGCATGATTGTTTGCAGCCAATAGGAAAAAACTATTTAGCAGTCGAAAGAGCAGTTTTAGAATGTGCGTACGCAGGATGTGAAACCATTTGGGTTGTTTGTCACAACGACATGCAGCCACTAATTAAACATCGCCTAGGCGAATATGTTCTAGACCCAGTTTTTCTACAAAGAACAAGATTTAGCGCTGAAGGAGAGCAACATGAAATACCAATTTATTATGTGCCAATACACCCCAAAGATAGAGATAAAAGAGATTGTTTAGGCTGGAGCGTCTTGTATGGCGCACTGACTTCTTATTGGCTAAGTAGAACAATTAGTAAATGGGTAGTACCAGATCGATTTTATGCAGCTTTTCCTCATGGAGTTTATAGCCCAGAGCTAATTCAACCATTTAGAAAAAACATATCTAGCAAATCTCCATTTTATATCTCTTGGAACGGAAAAAGCATGAAAGATAATGAATACCTAGGCTTTACTTTTGATGGAGAGGATTTTAAAAAATGTCGCAAGTTTTTGAGAAAAGAAAGCACGGGAGAGTTCATTGGATATGATACTGATAGGATTCCGATTGAAGAAAGATGGTCAGCAAGATTTTTTGAGCTTGACAAAATATTCAAACATGTTAATATAGAAGAGGCAAACGTGTTGGAAGTCCCATGGTATTATAACATTAGCACCTGGGATGGTCTTTGTGCCTTTCTTGGTTCCAAAGATCGCAAAAAACTTGACAAGCCTTATGATATAGGATATCATAAACTAAACTCGATTGGAACGGACAATGAAGAAAAATAAAGTACCTTTTGTTGGTCTACACGCTCATAGCGTTGCTGGATCACCTTTTGATGGTTTGGGGTATCCTCAAGAACATATGGATTATGCATTTGAAAATGGATCTGACGCTTTGGCATTAACGGATCATGGCAATATGAATGGCATGGCCTATCAAGTTTTACACGCCAAACAAATGCAAAAAAATGGTAAAGATTTTAAACCAATCTTTGGAGTCGAGGCATATTTTTTGCCTAGTATACGAGGGTGGCAAAAGGAACACGAAAAAGCAAAAGCTGATAAAAAGCATAAAATCAAAGAGGATCTGCAAACAGGCACTACTATTGAAGACGAGGGCGCATCAAAACGCGCTCTTAAAAACATCCTCAATCGCCGACGCCATCTTATATTACTAGCTCAAAATCAAGTTGGTTTAAATAACATTTTTGAGTTGGTATCTAGATCTTTTTCAAGAGAAAGTTTTTATAGATTTCCTAGAATTGATTATAACATGCTTAAAAAACATAACGAAGGAGTAATTGCTGCTAGTGCATGTCTAGGCGGCGTATATGCTGGTAATTACTGGGAAAATAAAGAAAACGGGGAAGATGCAGTCATTGAGGCCATGCGTGAAACCACTTATAAAATGTTAGATATTTTTGGAGAAAGATGGTACGGAGAGCTTCAATGGAACAATATACCAGATCAACATAGACTAAACAAATATATTATTCAACTTCATTATGAATTTGGTATTCCGTTGATCTCAACAGCAGACAGCCATTACCCCAATCCAGATGCTTGGAAGGACCGAGAGTTGTATAGAAAGCTTGGGTGGCTTGGCAAAGGTGGCCTGCCCGAGTGGGCAACATCAGAATTGCCAGAAGGAGTTGAAGAAATTGGATATGAATTATATCCTAAAAATGGCAATCAAATGTGGGACTCATATAAATTCTATTCTGATAAATGTGGAGTAGAATACAACGATGATTTGATTAGACAATCTATTGAAGAAACTCACAACATTGCTCATAACAAAATTGAGAATTTTATGCCAGATAATGAAGTGCGTTTGCCAAACTTTGTTGTCCCGGCTGGATTGACAGCGACACAGGCTTTAACTAGAGTTTGCGTCGATCAACTTAGGTCCAAAAACTTACATAATGATAAAGAATATATTTCACGATTAAAAGAAGAACTGGAAGTCATCGATGACAGAGGGTTTAGCAAATATTTTCTTACGATGAACGCAATTGCTTCAAAAGCAAATCAAGTTCAGTTAACTGGTCCTGGCCGCGGCTCCGCAGCAGGTTCTCTAGTGGCATATGTTCTTGGAATTACACAGGTTAATCCTATTAAGTACAATTTACTTTTTTCAAGGTTCCTCCGCAGAGATGCGAAAGACTATCCTGATATTGATTATGATGTTTCGGATCCAATGGAGCTGAAAGAATTATTAATGGAAGAGTGGGGCCACAACACAGTGGTCCCAATTTCTAACTTTAATACTTTGCAGCTCCGTTCTTTAGTTAAAGATATTTCAAAATTATATGAGATTCCTTTCTCTGAGGCCAACTCAGTAACATCTAAGATGTTGAAAGAGGCTACACCACTAGCAAAGAAGAAGCATGGTATTAAAGCTGGTGTATACGTACCAACATTTGAAGAAGTTATGGAATATTCCGATTCCTTGAAAGCTTTTCTTGAAAAATATCCTCATATTGCTAACCATATTCATGTTTTATATGGCCAAGTTCGTTCCGTATCCAGGCACGCAGGTGGAGTTGTTGTAGGAGAAAATCTGAACGAACATATGCCACTTATTAACAGTGGTGGTGTGACACAAACTCCATGGTCAGAAGGATTAAATGTGCGACACCTTGAAACCATGGGTTTTATCAAATTTGACATCCTTGGGCTTTCAACTTTAAAAATGATTGAAGGTGCAATTGGTCACATATTGAAACGGCACCACAATGTTGAAAATCCAACGTTTGAACAAATACAAAAATATTATGATGAGACTTTACACCCAGATAAAATTAACTTTAATGATCAACAAGTTTATAAGAATATATTTCACAAAGGAAAATGGGCTGGCATATTTCAATTCACAGAAACTGGAGCACAAAAATTTTGTGTAAAAGCCAAGCCAAATAATATTATTAATATTGCTGCCATTACATCGATTTATCGACCAGGCCCGTTAAGTGCAAACGTACATGAAAGCTTCATTGAAGCAAAAGAAAACCCAAACAACATTAAATATATGAATGATGTTGTAAAAGAAATTACAAAAGAAACTTATGGCTTCTTAATTTTTCAGGAACAAATTGCGCTGTTGGCGCACAAACTTGGTAAAAATTTAAGTTTAGATGAAGGCAATAAACTTCGGAAACTCTTAACCAAAAAAGGGACTGGAGAAGTAGCAAAAGAAAAGTCAAAAATTAAAGAAAAATTCATTATTGGGTGCATTGAGAAAGGATTGACAGAAAAATGGGCGAATAAAATGTGGCAAAAGTTTGAGTTCTTCTCAGGTTATGGCTTCAACAAATCACACGCTGTTTCTTATTCAATTATTTCTTATCAATGTGCTTGGTTGTTTAATTATTATCCAGCAGAGTGGATGGCTGCTTTCCTTGACAAAGAACCAGAAACAAGAAAAGAAAAAGCTATAAATCTTGCTAAAAAATATGGATTTAAAATTCAATCAATTGATATAAACAAGTCTGGTGTCGTTTGGGAGATATCTGAAGATAACAAAAAACTCATTCAGCCATTAACTTCTTTAAAAGGCCTTGGCGACAAAGCAATTAAACAAATAATAGAGAATCGTCCTTTCACAACTATGGAAGAGCTTTTATTTAATGAGAACATTATTTACTCCAAATTAAACAAAAAAGCTCTTGATGTCTTAGTGAGAAGCCGCGCTCTTAATAGTTTAGTTGATGAAAGATTTTCAGGGCTTAAACATTTTTGGTCAGCAACAGCCGTAGACAGACCAAAAAATCTTAAAAAGTTTAAAGAAAATATTCAACTTTATGAGCCGGAAGGTGATTTTTCTAGTAAAGAAATGATAGACAATCTGGTATCATTAACTGGTATCTTTCCAATGAATTTAGTTTTAGATGATGAAGTTTTAAATCAATTAAGAGACTACCAAATCCCACCACTAGGAGAGTGGGATAATGATCTTGGAGTTGCTTGGTTTGTGCCAAGAGAAGTCATTCAGAAAAAAACAAAGAATGGCAACCCTTATTGGATAGTAAAAGTTATCGATGAAACTTCGACTCTTAACGGCATTAAGTGTTGGGGAGTCAACTCAAAAAAAGATAAGATACACATAAATCAACCCTACGTTGCTAGATTAGATTATAGTGAAGAATGGGGTTTTAGCACAAGATCAATAAGATATAATTTTAAACTTTTAAAATAAAAGGAACCGATTAATGAAAAAATGCAACAGATGTAAAAAACAAAAAAACCAAACAGAGTTTTATAGAGATAAATCGCGCCCTGATGGTTATCATTACACTTGCAAGATCTGCAAAAAGCCATACTTTACGCGTTATTGGAGAGAAAATAGAGAAAAGGTTCAAGCACGTTGTCGGGCAAATTACCGCCCAGAGAAACAAAAAGCTAAACGTGAAAGATATCGAAAAAATGAAGTATATAAGTTGGTTTTTCCAAATGGATCTTATTATATTGGTCAAAGTACATGGGGTGCCGCCCGGCGCTTAGGATGGCATTTTAGCGAATCCTTACACAAACAGGGAGGCAACCCACACATCCACAAAATGATTCAAAGCGGATTAAAACGAAACGAGATTACAGTTGAAATTATTAAAACTTTCCCAAAGGGGCAGGAAAACGAAATGAAAAATTTTGAAGCACTACTTATCGAACAAAGCTTAAAAGATCCAGAATGTTTAAACATGCGGGTGGTGCGATGATTCTTAAAGTATGTCGAATTAGAACAGATGCAAAACTACCAACACGAGCGTATCGAACGGATGCGGGGATGGACTTATATTATTGTCCGAATGGAGATAAAAAATTATATGACGAAAGAAGTTTCCATATTCCGCCTAGAGAATCACGCTTGTTACCGACCGGAATAAAAGTGGAGGTGCCTTGTGGACATATGTTGGAAATTAAAAATAAGTCAGGCGTGGCCTACAAACGACAACTTTTGGTCGGGGCTTGTGTTGTGGATTCTGGATACAATGGAGAAGTGTATGTGAACCTTCACAACATTGGCTCTGAAACTCAAGTGATTAAGACAGGAGATAAAATTGCACAAGCAGTTATGATCCCCGTTGTCCATTGTAAAGTTGAAGAGGTCGAAACCGACCAATTTTTAAACTTTCACTCAAAACGCGGCGAAGGTGGCTTCGGCTCCACAGGAGAAAAATGATGAGTTCACTTAAAAGAAGTCTTAAGAGACAAAATAAAGATAAAGCGAAAAAAAGTGCTAAAAAAGAGATGGCAACTAAAGTCGCACTATTTGATAAACTTCCAGACGAATGTCTAGCCTGTGAAAAATCATTTGATAAAACAAATAAAGAAATGGTTACTACGTGGAACGTCGTAGTCCGCGAAGAAGAAAAAATAGTACGTTTGTATTGCCCAGCTTGCTGGGAAAAAGCTGTTGAAATCCTTGAAGATTTTAAAAAACACTTAGAGGAGAAAAAAGAAAATGAAATTCCTAAATGAAGAAAAAATAGCAATTTTCGGATTTGCAATTAGTGTGGTTATTATTAGCCTTATATTTTACTTTGCTGCGAAAACATGCTAATATGAAAGGACAAAAATGACTGATAGTATAAATCATCCAAAACATTATAACATAAATTGGGTCGGAGAGCAGGCCATCGAAACATTTGATTACATCAACTCTTGGAAAATGGGGTATGCTGAAGGAAATATAATTAAATATGTTTCAAGACATAAATATAAAGGAAAAGCTATTCAAGATTTAAAAAAGGCTCGTTGGTATCTTGATAAAATGATTGAAGAGTTGGAAAAAAATGCAAATAGGTGATTTGATAAAACATAAAACTGCTGAAAACCACAGGAATAATATTGGACATTTTTATGACTGGGCATGAGCTTGAATGCCACAATGAAGAGTGGGCAGTGATACTGTTTTCAGACAATACGACCACATCAAGAGCGTCCTTTGAACTATTAAAAGATAACTGGGAGGTTGTTAGTGAAATTTAAAGAAGCTTTAACATATGATGATGTACTACTGGTGCCCCAATATTCAGATATTGAGAGTAGAAAAGAAATTGATATTGGGAACGCCTTAGATAAAAAGATACATTTGGGTCTTCCAATTATATCGGCTCCAATGGATACTGTGACGGCTGCTAATATGGCAGTTGCCATGGGAAGGGCAGGTGCATTAGGAATAATTCATCGCTATAGTTCAATTGAAGAACAGTGCAAAATGGTTAAAGAAGCTTGGGAACATGTTGAATATGTTGGAGCCGCTGTAGGAGTTGTTGGTGATTATTTGAAACGGGCTTCGCGCTTATATCACAATGGCGCAAAAGTTTTATGTATTGATATAGCCCACGGTCATCATAAATTAGCAGAAAAAGCAATTAAATCTATTAAAGAGTTGCTTAATGACAGCGTGCATATTATAGCTGGAAATGTAGCCACACTGGAAGGGTTCAATGCTTTAGCAGATTGGGGCGCCGATAGTGTGCGTTGTAATATTGGAGGAGGGTCAATTTGTTCAACAAGAATTCAAACTGGTCATGGAATGCCGGGGTTACAAACTATTTTTGATTGTGCGAAATCAGATCGAAATGCAAAAATTATTGCTGATGGGGGTATTCGTTCTTCTGGCGATGCTGTAAAAGCTTTAGCTGCTGGCGCCAGTTTTGTAATGCTTGGGTCCATGTTGGCTGGCACTGATGAATCGCCTGGCGATATGATTGTTGGAGTGTTAAACACAAAAACAAAAGTTTATAGAGGAATGGCAAGCAAAGAAGCACAATTTGAATGGAGAGGGAAATATTCTTCAAACGAAGGTATATCCACAACAATTCCATATAAAAGCAGTGTAAAAAATGTATTAGCAGACTTAAGTGATGGCATCAAATCAGGGCTATCATACTCAGGCTGTAGAAATATAACAGAGTTGCAAGAAAATGCTATTTTTGTACGTCAAACTTCCTCTGGTTTAAACGAAAGTAAAACTCATATATTAGGAAGAAAATAATGTCTAATTATGGAAAAATATTAAAACAAATTTGTTTTGATAGCAATGATAATCTTCATGCTAATTTAAAATTACGCTTGCATTATGATGATCTTAAAATAAAAGAATTTTTTAATGAAGTTATAAAAGCTTACATAAATAAAAATGAGCATTTTACAAATTTTATTGAAGAATTAAAAGAACGAAAGAATATTTCAAAAATAAAACGAAATAAAGCAAGCCGCGCGCGATCAAAAGCAAAAGGAATAGAAAAATCATTTGGTTTAAATGATTCAGAGATTGAAAATATATTTGATATAATAGAAAAGGAGCAAAATATATGAATAATTGTGCAAAGAAATGCTTATCAAGCAACAGCAAGTGCAACAAAGAAGATTGTCGTATGTGGATTGACTATAAAAAAGATCTAAATTGCGCTTTAGTTACTGTTCATAACAACAAAGGTCCAATGAGTTTAGAAGAAGTTTCAAAAAGATTTAATTTAAGTTTTGTAAGAATTAAACAAATACAAGATAAAGCGTTACAAAAATTAAAGAAAAATAATCCATTACTGAAATAAAACACTATTTATTACTATAAAAGCCTATTTTAAGGAGAGGTACGTATGAGCGACAAAAAAGAACAACTATTAAACGAGTCAACGGTCCGCCGTTTTATGGGACTAGCGGGAATTGGCGCATTGACTGAGAAGTTTGTTGAAGACAAGGATTTGAACGAAGTGATCACGGGCACGACCACCGACCCTGGCACGGCTGGATTTGACCCCGATGCATCTGTCCTCGATGAACCTGTCACCGAACAACTAGACGATGAAGTCCCCCCTATGCCCGGTGAAATGGCAGAGCCTGGTCCTGAAGATGAATTGCCGCTCGATGCTGAAGAGGTTCCAGGCGAAGAAGGTGTTGAGGATGTAGACCTAAGCCAAGAAGAAGCTGATGTACTTATTTCTCTTGGTAAGAAACTAGAAGCTGAAGTGGTTGGCGACGAAGAAGTCCCCCCTGAAGAAGCAGGAATGCCCCCAGAAGGAGAAATGCCTCCGGGAATGATGGGTCCGCCACCAATGGCAGAATCTCTTATCCACGAACTTACTGCGCGTGTTTCTAAACGAATTAAAAAGGAATATATCGTTAACGAAGTAATGAAGCGCGTAGCAAAACGTTTGCACGGCAGCCCTGAAAGAAAAAAAAAGTAGAAAATAACAATACTGCCAATAAGATGTTAGACGACATTTTAAAAGAAAATCAAGAAAAAATAGTTGACAAAATAGCCGACACTCTGATAAAATATTTATCAGAGAAACAATAGGAGAACTCATGTATGAACTTATGTGGTTTGTTGGCGGTGCATTAATATATCAACTTTTGGCTAAAACATTAAAAGTTGCTCAAATTTATATGTTTTTTCAAGAAATTCATATACATGCGCTAATGATGCTTGAAGCCGCATCTCAAGACTTAGATGCTGCTAGAGAATTAAAAGCACAACTAATAAACGAGTCTGAGCTTGAAAAAGAACAAGTAGACCTAATTAACACTGCAGATGAACAAGCTATCGAGACTTGGAGGGTATCTGCAGTTTTTAAAATTCAACATTTTATTCCAGGTGCCTTTAGAGATACAATTAAATATGACACTTGGGATGGATTAAAAAAACACTTAAAAAATACGTTGAAAAAATGATAAATGATAAAAAAGCATTTTTAAAGTGGTTAAGAGACGAGCAAGCAATATCTAGCAGTGAAAATCTTATTTCCGCAGAAAAAGCTTTTTTTGCAAACTCTGTTCTTATCTGGTGCACTCACGAAACTCAGAAAGGAACAATGAGCCCAACACAAATTGAAAATTGTATTCACACTTTGAGACGTTTTTTAAAAGGAAAACTTGACCTTTGCTGGAATAATGGTATAATTAAAGTACGAAAGCCTTTAAAAAAAGGAGCAAAAAAATGCAAGCAATAGCATGGCGAACACAGACGAAAAATAAAAAAGAATTTAATTATAGGCTGCAGGTTGAAGGAATAAAAGGAATAAGAGCAAGAAATCGCATCCTTAAAACTGTTAAGGATTGGGAGTCTACTGGAGAAGGGAAATCTAATGAAAGAGAATATATTTTAATTTTTTCGCGCACCTTCAATACGGCAAAGTCATGGCTCAGTTGGGCAAAGAAGTTTCCTTATGAGCTAATAGAAATAAAAAAAGATGGCACGCCTAAACCATTGAAACTTGGCACCGCCAGAAATAAACAAAAGAAAGCTTAACTTATGTAAAGGAAAATAGTAAAATGATAGTGTGGTTTTTAATCATGATAAATAAAAAATTATCAAAAAAACATGGTTGGAATCCCCGCTGGTTTTGGGCCTGCACATTTGATAAACAATTAATAAAGAAGATTAGACAGTTTCAGAAAAAATGTGGCTTATTCCCAAGTGGCCTGTGTGGCAAAAAAACTTATCGTCTTATTTTGCTTAAAATTTTGTTAGATATTAAGAAAAGAAAACACTAATTATTATACTATGGTAGATGTAAACAAGCTAGTTTCAAAACATTATTTAAAATCAGACGTCTTGCTGGAGATGATCCAAAAACAACTTTACTCATCACGTGCAGAGTTTCTTGCGGAAGCAAAAGTTTTAGAAACTGAAGCTGAAGTTGAAGAAACTCGCGATATTACACTTAAACTTCCTATATTCCGACTCTCTGAAAAAATGTGGGGCAAAGAAGGAACACAAGATCGAGAAATTATAGAAAATATAATGGCTAAAATCATAGCCAAAGGAAACACTTTAGCTGAAAAAATACGTATTCTTAGCAATTTTATTCAAAGCCCTCCACAAACAAATGATATATCTGAAATCTTAAGTCATATTGTTTTTCTTGATACATTAACAAACATCATGGTGCACTTCAACGCCTCTGCTGCTGGCTTTACATTTGAAGGCTTCTTGGCCGCTTTGCTCGGGGGTATACAAATTCCTGCTGGACATGCTGCGGGGGTACAAGACCTTATCAATAACGATAAAATGCCTATTAGTTTGAAACTTCTTACAGGTGAAGGTGGCGAAGGAAAAGCTTCTGTCGAAGGTAGCTTTAAAGACTTGTGCGATCATTTTGTTGACATCGAAGGTCTTAGACAAGACCCAGAAAGTGGTCACTACCTTGGAGGCACTGCTGGCGCAGAAGGCCACATGACATATGTTGTGGCTTTAAAATCATTTAGAGAAAAAGAAGCAGAACAGGCACTAGAAGGTAGCCAAACAATAAGATTTTATCAATTTGATTTTAATGCTTATAATTTTTTAGATTCAATGCGATCAAATCCGCATAACATGAAGCTACTTTTGTTACCGGAAGACTTGGCCAACAATCCATTAGATGACCCCGCAACAACTCACGTGGAAGCTGGAGAAGAGGACTTGTTAAATATTTTTAATCATGAAGATTATGAAGCTTTAAAAGCTGATGACAAAAAGAAACTTGCTAGAATTATTGATAAATATGATGCTGACACTGCAAGAGATTATTTTGCGAACATGGATTTTCAAGACATTATTGACTCAAGAGGAAACACGACAGGAAGAAAAGAATTAGTTTGGAAAGACACTGGGAAAGGGTTTAAAGCGCCAAGAACAGACACAAGAAGTCAATTGCCATGGGAGCCGCAAAAAGGTTCCGAAAAGCTAAAAACTATTGGAGCCACCAAACATGATAGATACTTGGATGTCACAACTTCTGTCAAAATATTAGAACAAGCACTAGCTAAAAGCCCAGAAGACTTCTGGGGGTATATTGCAAGAACATTAGGGTACACTCAGGGTGCCAGCGGTTTAACACAATTCCACGTAGCAAGACGATATTACGAAAGAAAAAGCTATGATAAAGATGGCATGGGGTTTATTGGTCAAATCCCAATTGGCCGCGCCGCAGTCACCGCGTTAGCCCAACAATACATTGATGTTCTTAATCAAGAAATATTTGATCTTTTTGAAAAGGTCGAAACTCTGACTAATCAAATTAATGGTTATCTTATTGGTGGTGACAAAATGAAAGGACTTGCGGCAGCGAACACGGCTGGCGAAATTGAAACCGGCACAAGAGAATACGTTGAAAAAACGGAAGAAGCTTGATATTTTTAGTTAAAACACTAAAATAAAATGTTATAATATAATCAAACAAAGAGGTGCGCGTGAGCAAACAATACGAATCTGGTTTAAAACTTCATAATAAAATTCTTAAAGGTGTAAATGCTTTGGCTAATAGTGTAGCTTCTACTTTAGGCCCACGAGGTAGAAACGTGATTCTTTGTGCAAAAAATAAACGTCCCATTGTCACTAAAGATGGAGTATCAGTTGCTAAATTTATAGAATTTGATGATCCATTTGAAAATGTTGGCGCACAGATTATCAAACAAGCTGCCGCGAAAACCAACGCAGAAGCAGGAGATGGGACGACAACTTCTACTGTGTTAGCTAAAGCTATTTTAGAAAAAGCACAAAAGTTTTTAATTGCCGGCGCCCCTCCAATAGAATTAAAAAGAGGAATAGACAAAGCAGTTGCGGGTATTGTTGAAAATCTAAAAGAAATATCAAAACCAATTTCTTCTGAAGAGGATATTGCACATATCGCTACAATTTCTGCCAATGGTGACAAAACAATTGGGAAACTTATTGCAACAGCCGTAGATTTAGCAGGGAAAGATGGTGCAATTACTATTGAAGAGGCACGCTCAATTGAAACTAGTCTAGACATTGTAGAGGGCTTTCGATTTGATTCTGGTTATTTAGCATCTGCTTTTATCACAGATGAAAAAAGAGGTGTCGTAAAATATGAAGATCCCTTAATTCTAGTAACAGATGAAAAAATTGACACTGTTGATGAAATGATGCCAGTGTTAGAACTAATTTCGAGAGAAGTAAGACCTTGCATTCTTGTCGCGGATAACATCGAAGGGCAAGCACTTGCAGCACTCATTATGAATACCGTAAGAGGAACGCTCCGCGTTGCAGCAGTAAAAGCGCCGCGCTATGGAGAAGAAAGAAGAAATATTTTAAAAGATTTGGCACTTTCTGTTGGGGCAACTTTCATTACTCGCTCCGACGATTTAAGATTAAAAGACACTAAGTTAACAGACTTCGGCACAGCAAAAACATTTGAATGCTCCAAAAATTTTACAACAATAGCAGGTGGACGCGGAAAATTAGAAGATATAGAAAAAAGAATTGACGCTCTAAAAGCTGAATTGGAACAAACAGAAAACATGTATGAATGTGAGAAAATTCAAGAAAGGATAACAAGATTAGTTAGTGGTGTTGCTATTATTCGAGTCGGCGCCGCCACAGAAGTTGAAATGATTGAAAAAAAGCATAGGATTGAAGATGCACTAGCCGCTGTTTCGGCAGCGCAACTAGAAGGAATTGTTCCAGGTGGCGGTATTGCTTTAATTAGAGCTAGCAAAAATTTAAATATTAAGGTTGAGAACGAAGATCAACAGCTAGGAATTAAAATAGTTTTAGAAGCAATAAAGGAACCATTAAAACAAATGGCAATTAACGCTGGGGATTCACCAGATTTAGTTTTTTCTACTGTAAAAAATCAAAAAGATCCTTTTGGTATTGATTTTGTTTCTGGCAATGAAATTAATATGTTAGAAGAAGGGATCGTTGATCCGACGAAGGTGACACGATGCGCTTTACAGAATGCCGCATCAGTTGCATCCACTTTAATTACCACAAACCATGCCGTTATTGAAGTTTAATTACTACTTATAAGCAACAGGGGGACCTTTCCAATGGCTGACGATTCTGCGGTTGCATTCGCTGAAATATCTGGAAAATTTGATCAAATGATAGATAAAATAGAAACAGTCAAAGAGAGACAAGAAGAAATGGCCGCTGATA